TTTCACTTCAGAAAGGCGGCTTTCAAGAGCGCTCAATTCATTCGTCTTGTCTTCAGCCGCCGTTGACGCCTCTGCAATTCGAACATGCAAATCAGCAAGCGCCTGGCCTGCCTTCAGGGCGCGGCTTTCGCAGTCAGCGTCAATCTTTTGAGCCTTGGTCTTGGCGTCTGACAGGATCTTTGCAGCCGAACTGTTTGCTTCTTGTTCAGCGCGAGAACGGGCAGCCGCCAGCCTTGCCATTCTTTCAGCGTAATCAGACTCAAGCGCAACAATGTTCTGTTCGGCAACCTTTACGGCCTCCGTCTTCTTCACAAGCAGCGCGTGCATTTCAGTCACGTTTTGCTCGACACCAGCCGCAACAGACAATGCTTGCTCAAGCTTCTCAAGAGCGCGCCACACCGTCGTCAGATTGGCTACGGCATCCCGTGCCTGAGAGATTGTAATTTCGCTCACTGATGCCCCTTGCGTCCAATGAGGGTCACTGCGATTGCCGTTGTTCCGTCCCCAGCGCTGACACGCGGGCGGATCAATTCTGTCATTTCTGAAACCGCTTCAATCTTTGCCGCAGTGAACGACAGGGCGTTACCCTGGGGATCAGTCAGCGTCAGCCAGTTTGAACCGTCCAGCGTGCCTTCAATAAGGACGGTTCCGCCAGCGCCAAACGTGCCCGTCACCTGCACAGATCGATCAGCGTACTCGCCACACGCCACCGCCACGCCAGCATCGCCGTTAACAAGCGACCCCCATGTCGCCTTCATCAGGTCGCCATAGAGGACATCAGTCAGAGCGGCTGATCGGACGACAGTCGTAGCCATTTAGAAGTCAATCCTTCTTTTCGGGCAGCTTTGGCGACGTTGCTGCAGGCGGCTCAAGCCATGTCGCGACATGGCCAGCCGGCACGGTAACAACCATGCCGGGCGCAATTCGCTTACCGTTGTAAAACGCTCTTGCGATAGCCTTGCGGCTTTCAACCGTCGCCATATCAGCTTACCCCGTTTGTCGATCCGACAGCGTAGGCACGGTAGAAGCCAGGATCCATGACGATCCCTGCAGTAAACTTGCCAGCGGTCAGCGGGCCGGTTGCTACAGTGTAGCGGACTCCAACAAAGCGCTCGTAGCCACTCACCGGCATACGGACGTTCAGCACGTAGCCAGCCACCAAAGTAGCCTTGCCGATTGCCGCCGATGCGAACAGCACCGTTGGCGATGACAACGATGAATTGTCATCGGTGACGATCTCGAATGTCACCGTGGCCGCACCGGCTGCCGTGACGGCTTCCGTGCAGGTAATCGACATAACCTGTTCTTCGGACACCCCGATATCGCGGCCAGCGTTGCCGGAGAACAGAGGGCCGAGATCGATTACGTCAGTGGAGAAGGCGGTGGCAGTCACCGCCTGAGCATTGGAAACCGTATTCTCGCGATCCATAATCATGTCTGTGTCCTCACGAAACAGTGGCTTCGGTGTTCAGGATCGCATCGCAGCAACGAATCGGGATGCCACGGAAAGACAGCTTAGGCTGGCCTTCTTCCTGTCCGACATTCAGATACACGTTCACCTTGTTCTGTGCCTGGATGTCCAGCATGGTCAGAACAGTGCGGTTAACGTAGAACACCTTGCGACCCTGACCGGACTTCGGCAGCTTGTGAACCGCCTTTGTCATAGCCTTCAGGATGTCGGTGGCAGACGATTCCGCAATCAGGTTCGACACGTCGATGTTGGCCACGCGGACGACATAGCGCCAGTCGCGCAGCGCGATCCCGCAGTTCCATGAGAAGTAGTCGCGGTATGCGCGGAACATGGCAGAAGTGCCAGAACCATCGTCAACCAGTTCCACGCCCATGTCCTGATGCTCAAGGCCAGCCTTACTACCCTGCGGGTAGATGCCGTGGAACGAGCGGTCACCCCATTGGACGAGCCAGATCGAAGTATTGTCCGAGCCAGAGCCGCCGCCGTGGATGATGTTTTCAGAGCTTGGCACGCCGGAACGGGCCGAGTAGCGGTTTGCCAGCCCGACAAACTCGTTTGGGCTTGACGCCGCGCCGTAGAACAGCGTGGAGGCCATTTCCTGAGACATCGCCTCAACAAAGGCAGCCGCCTCGCCAAGACGGAAGCGGGCAGGATCTTTCGACAGATTGACAAGCTTTTCATCGACCTGTGCCCGCGCCGTCAGTTCCGCGCATGGCTCTTTGATTTGCGCCGTGGTGGACTTGGTGGACGGCACGCCCTGGTTCATCATGCGCCAGAACACAGCCGGCAGGCCGGTGCGCGTGGTCGTGGTGTGGGCGGTGCGCTCGTTCGCTTCCAGCCACAGCATGTCCATGAGAATTTCGTTGTCAACGCTCAGCAGTTCGACAATATCGGACAGCTTGCCGTCCTGCGAACGTGTCGCAAGGTCGGATAGTGTGAGTGCGTCATTGCCGATAACAGGCATTGGTTAGCTCCTTGCCATTGATGGAAACCAGCGGTTTTCAACCGTTTGTTCAGGGGCACCGTCGCGGCCCCTTTGAGAAAACGACGGCATTCCGCCGCTTGAAGCGTCGCGCATCATGCGTTCAAGCAGTTCGACGCCTTCCTTGAGTTGAAGCTGCGTGCCGAGTAGCGCAGTTGCGCGCTCGCCATACTTCGCCGTCAGGAAATTCTTCACTGCAGCGGTGCGGTCAGCGGCCTTTGGACCGAGCGCTTCCATCTGCTTTTCGATAAGGCCCGCAATCGCTTGCTGTTGAGCCAGTTCATGTTGAGTGTGCATGGCGACCAGCGTTTCAAACGCGGGCTGATCAAGCTTGAGCGCGTGGGCGACCTGGCGACCCAGCGCCACCATCGGATGATTCGGGTCAATCTGCGCCGTCACATCGCCGTCGAGCTTGAAATCGGCAGGCAGCTTGACTTCATAGCCATCTGGCGTTTCAGGAACGGCAGCCAGCTTGCCATCTTGGGCAGCCTTGAATGCCTGCAGTTCGCCGAGTTGCTTGACCGCATCGTCAATCTTGAACGAACCCGCCGTAGCATCCCACAGCGCTTCCGGCACATGGGCCGGGCGCTCAGCTACCGACGCGACGCCCTGCCCCGCGCTGGCGGCTTGCGACGACGCGGCTGTCCCGGCTGCGTCGCTCGATATCGAGGTCTGCGCGGGCTGCGTTTCGTTCGCTGCTACTGCTTCGGTCATGTTCTGGCGTCACCGCAAATCCGAGGATCGTTGCGGCTAACCTGCGCTGCCCCTCAAAATCATGCACCGCACAGGATTGCAGACCGGCAGGCGTCACCCGCATCTGGACGCGCCTTAGCCAGATCAGCACCATCTCTCCGTCGCCAGCTATGGCCCGGTCGCTCAAGACCCGCTGCCATGCCGCAATGAGATCTTCATCAATCGTGGTCATTGCGGCACGGCCCCATCCATGCCGCCACCCGCACCCAAGACCGGCGCAAGCTGCTCGACCGCTTGCGCCATTTCTTCAGGCGTCCGCATCTTCACCAGCTTGTCGCGCAGCTTGTTTTTAATGTTGGTGATCGTCACGGTTTCGTCCACGGCAAGCTGCATCGTTTGCGGGAAGTGCATCCGCCCCATTTCCAGCACGCGGTTTGCGATCTGGACTTCCTGATGCTCTTGCGCCTGTTCGGTCGGATCATACGGCACCAGCGACAATTGCTTGCCGTCGATCTTGACCGGCGTGATCCGCCCCCGCTTTTCCAGCAGAAACTTGAACCGCAAAAATAGTTCAGCCGGCATTTCGCGGAAGAACACCTTGCCCGGCGTACCGATCCGGCGCTTTGCCCTTGCGACCTCATCCAGCCATTGCTCAGCCGTTGGTGGCGTTTTGCCAACCTGTTCGGGCTGATCAAGGAAGTGCAGACGCCGAATCCGTTGTTCGACCCGCATCGTCTCGAATTCCGCAAACTGGACATTGCCCGAGAAAGCCAACGGTTCAATCGGGCGGCCTTGTGCCCATGGACGGGCCGGGTAGCCCATGCCAGGCTCAATGCCGTTGCTGAAATTCATCACGCTATCATCCGCATAGACAAACGGCGGATGGATCTGGAAATCGGCGTTCTCGATCTTCAGCGCCTCGGTTTCATCCAGACGCCTCAAATCGGGCAGCGACTGCAGCATCGGGCCTTGCCCCCAGGGGAACATCACATCAGGGTTAAACCGCCCAACCACAAACGGGCACGACCCCTCCCCCTTGAGCACAGCGTTGACCACAATCGATTTATCGACCATGGCCACAGCCTGCCAATAAACGTCATCGTCCCTGTCCCACAGCCGCCACCATCCCCACGTCAAAGCTACAAAAGACGAGCCGCGATCCTTGACCTTTTTCGCAACCTCGGCGGGCAACTCAACGCCACGAAGCAGCGCCGGCAGGTTGCGCGCCTTGGTATGGCGCACGATGAAGCGATCATCGACCATGCCGTAAGGGCCGACATTGATTTCGATTTCCTTGATCGGAACCGGCATCGACACAATAGGCTCCGATGGCCGCAGATCGTCGATAAACATCCCGACCGTGCCCAGCGCCAAATCAGGATTGAAGGTCAGCGCCGCCGTCGCGTACAGATTCGACGACTTCATGGCATCCATGATAGCCATGGTCTGCATCCCGACTTCTTCCTTGACCTCATCCGTCCATGCCTCTGGATCGAGATCAACGCCAGGCTTCTGGTCAACCCACTGAATCGTCTCGGGCATAAACGTGTTGAGGATTTCCGTGCCGAAGTCGGAAGCCAGCTCGATTCCGAGACTAATCTGCAGTTCAGACGCATCATCGGTCCGCTGCGTTGTCGCGCGCATCGACATCGACGACACGTCACGCGCCCTTTGCGGAGCGGTGAAAAAGTAGCCTTCCCTCAGATCGCGATCAATCAGCGCCTTTTGCGTGCGGCATTCTGCCAGCCGCTCAAGCGCCTCTTTCGTCAGGGCCTTGTCATCCATGACAGATCACATCGATGTCGCAGGGCGACCAACCGTCGCCAGTGACCGTGACCCGAATACGCGCAAAAGCCGGTTTGTTTCCATCCCAAGCGTGTCTTGCATCGTGGCGGCTTGAGCAATCTGATTTTCGGTGCGCTGCTTATCAATCTCGGCTTGCTGCTGCGATGCTGCCGTGCGCGCGGCCTTCTGGCTTGGAACGAATGATTGCATAGTCAAACCTCACGTTTCAAGGTCACCATGACCGCGCCACATACCAGGCGCACCGCACACCCGGTCAAACCACCGCGCCGCCCTTGCGAAGACAAGCCTTCAGCAATGCGTCAGGCCGCAGCACGATCTTGCGCACGCCGACCAGATGAGCCATCGCGGGCACGCACCAGAACCCGAACCGCAGTTTCATGCCCGCAACAAAACCGGG